CAGCGTGTGGCGGTCACCGAATAAGTCGGTCCCAGAAGTCATGTATTTCATGTATGTCATACAACAATTGTGGTATAAAATACAGGAAAATACAACAGAAAAAATCTGAATAAAATCAATAACTTACGACACCCTCTCTCGCCGAGGAGAGAGCCGAGAGAGCGGTCCTAGAATGGGGGTTCCCCGAGTTCTGGGGGGAGGTCGAAATACCGTATTCGGACTCCTGCCTCGCGCAGCATGACTTCCGCATGCTCGATCGAGTAATGCTTTCCCGCACCCTTACCTGTGAATGGTCGGTTTGGTCCGATGACTTCCTTGATCCCTGCTTGGATCAATGCGCGTGTGCAATCAGCGCATGGCTTGGGTTCAAAATTTAAATAAGCACGAGAGTTGTTAAGAGAAACACCAACACGTGCGGCGTTGAAGATTGCATTGCGTTCAGCATGTTCAACCCAGTGATACTTTTCTGGACTCTTCCAGCGATCTTTCCAATCTTCTTCAATGCCTCTTGGAAAGCCATTAAAACCCGTCGACAAGATGACGTTATCATCATTAACAATCACACACCCCACCTTTGTCGACGGATCCTTGCTCTTCTGAGCGATCAGAGTAGCCTGTAAGATAAACAATTCATCCCACGATAGTTCATCACGAATCATAATATAGTTATCTCAATGGTTATTTGATATCAATCTTACGAGGTTTCTGTTCTTCAGGAATGACATTTTCTAATTGAATAGAAAGAATGCCGTCAGCAAGGTTAGCATCACGAACCACTACTGTGTCAGATAAAACAAATTGACGAGCGAATTTACGACCAGCAATACCCTTTACAAGATAGTTGCGATCTTCTTCCTCTGCTTTTTTGCCTGTGACTTTGAGAGAGTTTCTCTCAGCAGTGATTTCAATCTCATCTTGTTTGTAGCCAGCAACTGCAAGTTCAATGACGAAGTTGTATTCATCTTTCTTGATGATGTTCACTGGTGGAAACGCAGTGGAAGTTGCTGTAAGCAGATGAGACGCATTGTCAAGAGCAGCGAATGTATTTTCAAACCCAAGAGCGGTTGGAAGAAGACGGTCGAGTCCGTATGTTGATGCGAGTGTAGTGATATTTGTCATTTGTGTACTCCTTTAATAAGCAAGTGACATTTTAGAAACGGAACCCCTATTGGGCATTCCAATTCTATTTAGGAAACTCTGTTGGTCCGTCGACGTGCCAATCTTCTTTTTTTGGCTCAAGTGATACACCAGTTGATCCAAAGCCACCGCTGCGCTCAGAATGTTTTTCTGGTCGAGTTGTGATAACCTTAAACGCAAACGGACTGTTGGTTGTAACTTCAGCCTGAGCGATACGATCGTCTTTGCGAATTGTTTGGTGCATCTTGGAAATATTAGTCAAAAGAACAAACACTTGTTCTTGATAATCAACATCAACAATGCCTTCGCTATTTGCTAGGACTAATCCTTTCTTAAGCGAAAGTCCAGAGCGAGGATGAAGGCGAATACTGTAGTTCTGTAGCGGCAATTCTAAATCGTGTCGTGCAATGTCTGCAAATGTTTCAATCGTGACATAACGCTCAATCTTAAAGATCAATCCAGTTGGGATCAATAAACGATCACCAGGATAAATTGACACTTCACCAAATCCATTTACATCTCGTTCAATGGGTGCGTTGAATGAGTCATATCCATTCACAACATTTGAAGTTGGTTGAAATGACAAATCAAAACAGTTTGCTAAAGAAGTGCCGTATGTTGGAAGTTCAATATCATCACGAAGTTTATACACATTCATCACAATCATAAATTAACCTTCCTTCTTTTTCTTCCCGATTGTATACTTGGAAACCAATTGCCATTCATTCTTCTCTTTGAATGGAAGAATCTTAATCTGGCTTAATGGCGCGACGTTATCCTTTGTCTTGTTCTCATCAACGAGTTTAACTAGACCCCACTCAGCCATTAGGTTTGCAATGGTATTGCGACGTTGAATGTCATTGTCCGACATGTTAGATGGTTTACCGTCTAGTTCAAATAGTTCCTTGAAATGGACGATATAATATTTTCCTTGTTTATGGAGAATGTGGCAAGACTGATAGAGAATATTGTCGTTTTTTGCAGCGACACCGATGCGCGTTAGAGTTTCGCGAACTTTGAGGAAGTCGTCTTGCTTTTCTAATGTGACTTCTACTAATTTTTCGACCATGGTCAATCACCCTTATATAATTGTTTCTTCATAGCGGTGATTTGATCGTCAGAAAGTATCTTTAATGCTTCCTCCGCTTTCGCGTCAGAGTAGCCATAATATTCTTTTACGACATTCAAATCACTACTTTGAGCCTTTTTGTGCCACTTACTATATGGACGCTTCTGGGCTCTTATTATATTTAGGAGAAAGTCATATTTGAGTTTATTGTCAAGAGTCGAGAATCGATTCATCTCATTCGCAAACAAGACAGTGTTACGATGAAACGAGAGTGCTCGATTTACCATAAACGATGAATATGACTTTTCATCCTGTTCTGTCAGGAGAGCATATTCCTTCGTCTGTAAAATAGACGGAATGATTTCTTTGAATAGGTCAGCCATTTGAATTTTCCTCGTATTTTTCCAAATACTTAACCAACCTTCTTGCATATTCTAAATCATCATTCATATTCCCTAATGCAAGATTACATTTATTGCAAATCCATCCTCTAAACTTTCCATTGTTATGATCATGGTCTAAAGACCAAATTCTACCTGCTTTTCTTTTACGAAATCTTAAAACCTTTCGAATCGTTTCTTCATCTCGTTCGCATCCTGGACAAAGATAATCTTTAGGTGGAGGTGGGATGACTTTCAATAAATTTTGAGTTTGTTGTTTCAATCTTCTGGTACATGTCTTACAACAGGAACTTAATTTATTAGAACCACTGTCTCTTCCATAATTTGACAAAGGTTGCATTGTTTGACATTTCTTACAGAACACTTGACTTTCTTGAGGTTGATCTGACGTATCAACACATTCAAAAAAATTATATATGTTCATGAGAATTTACACTCCACCATCATCTCAGTGAGACATGCAGTCAGGTTAAGTTCCTGATCAGCCACAAACGCTGCTTGATATTGATACTTGGCGAGAATCAATACAGCATTTGGAATCGTAGACTTATCCATAATGTCATACAGACTATCATAGATCTTACGATAGATCTTCGCAGGATCATCTCCACCAAAGTCAGCAACCCACTTGCGCATTGCACTGAAGTTTTGATCTTTGAGTGATGTTACCAATTCATTAATCGAAACATCTGCAATTGAAGTTAAAATACCTGAATCAATCTTACCACTAACAGAATAACGTTGAAGTTCGTTTAGAACACGGCGATAATCTGGAAAGTGCTTCTTGACAACTTCAGCCAGTACTGCTTTATCAAATGGAATCTTTTCGCCTGTAAGAATTTCAGATGCACGCTTCATGAAAGCCATTGCCATCTTTGGCTTTTCTTCTTTGCGCAGTTTGAATTCAATTACTGCACATCGACTATGCAATGGTTCAATGATTCGATTCTTGAAGTTGCAAGTCATGATGAATGTACAGTTATGCGCAAACTCTTCCATCGCTGCACGCATGGCTGGCTGAGTTGAGTTTGGGTTCAGATAATCTGCTTCATCGATGATGATAACTTTCTTACCACCACCAAGAGACATCGCACTTGCATAGTTTTTGATCTTGACTCGGAAAGTATCAATGCCTGATTCGTCCGAGCCATTAATCATCAGATAATCACAACCGATCTCGTCACACAACGCTCGAGCAACGGTAGTCTTACCTGTTCCTGGAGTGCCGCAAAGCAAGAGATGAGGAATCTCTTTGCGGTCAACATAAGATTGGAAAGTTGCTTTGTATTCATCAGGAAGAATACAATCGGCAATAGTATGAGGACGGTATTTTTCAACCCACAACGCTTCATTCATAATATAACTCCTGATTGTTTATTCAGTCACTATTCTACGCCATTTTCCATTTGTCATCAAGTACATTTCACCATCAGGACCAACATTCATTGCGATCTTAACTTGCTTTTCTGTTCCAGGAATAAACTGTTTTTCATTTGTACAAATCGCATAAAAATCAGACTGGTTGTTATCACGCTTTGGTGCTTCTACACCATACCTTCCTGTGAATTGTAAACCTGAACCA